CGCAACGCTGTCAGGGAATGCGATGCCGACACTGGGCGCGATGTACATCACGGTTCCAAGTAGCGTGACGATCGCGGTCGCGAACACTGCTGGCTCGCGTTTGTGAATCGGTGGCTTGACAGGTGCGGCGGCTTCCGTGGGCAAGGTGCCCTCCTCGTCGTGTTGGGCGCCCCCGCGCACCTCATTGTACTCTACTTTGCGGGGCGATGCGGCGGACGTAACCCCGCGGACTTCACGGTAGGCAGCGCGTAGCAATCGCTCGGCGTGAAACGCTGCAACGTCAAGCGCTGGCTTTTCAGCGCCGTCGCGAGCTCGTCGGGCCGTCGCTTGTAATACTCAAGCGTTGGTAGCTGTCGGATACCGTTCTCCACTGTGGTGTACAGGGACGACTTGAGCGCCTCAACGCTCTGGCATGTGTCGAGAAACGACACCGCAGCACCGATGCGCCGTTGCATCGTGGCAGCACGACGCTCCTTCTCGCTATGGGAGTACGCAGCGAGAGTGAAAATTGCGACAGCCATCGATAACACCACTGCTATCGCCATGAGGGTAGGCGCCCACTTTCGCAACATTCAATGCCCTACTAGCGGTAGCGCCGCGAACACCATCGAAATGCTACCCGCGACGATCAATCCCGCCACCCAGTACATCGCTTTACGCAAGCCACGTACCTCAGCGGTGTTCGCATTGAGCGCTGCGCTCATTCCCCGTTCCCCGTTCAACTGCTCATCCTGTCTTGCAATGATTTTCGCCTGCTCTTCAATGACCGTCGCGTGACGCTGCAACTCTCGTCGTATCGTGTCGATGTCCGTCAGTAGACTCATACGAGTTTGCCGATCTTGTCCGTAAGTTCAGCCATCTGTCTACGAATCTCGCTGAACTGCGAGTCGATGTATTCCCGCAGCCCCACGAACTGAGCATCCGCCGTGTCTACCCGTATGAACGATGCCGTAAGTCGCGCCATCTCTTCGGCTTGCGACCGTTCACGATCTGCGGACTGCTGGCGCCACTCATTAGCACCGGCGCGCCACTCCGCGGCGTTCCGTTCCTGTTTCTCTATCGCCTTCTCCGATGCGGCAAACGCAATCGTGATCTCACGTTGTACCGCCACGGTAAGACTACGTACCTCATCAATGCGCGTTACCTCTAGCTTCTCTGCTGATATCAACGCCAGTTCAAGATGCTGCCTCAGCGTTTCGGCGGTCCAATCACCGGAAGATCCGAGTTCATCCGTCATGGCCATATCTTCGTGTCCGGGTACTCAACACTACAGTCAAGCCGGCGACCCGTGTCAAGCCTCATCACGAGACGCCATATCTGACTGTCCGCAGCATTTCGTACGATCGCCTCAACCGACGCGGTGTCAATGCGCGTGAGCCGATCCCTCACCGACGCGCGATCCTGCGCAGCCTCGATCCTCCGAACCTCACGCGTACGCAACGGCTGTAAAGGATCATCCGCCACCCGCTGTGTCGCCCATGCCTGCGTTGCACGCACGAGGATGTCAGAGCGACGATCGCTGACGCTTTGAAGGCAACTCAAACGCTGCGCTCGCACGAGTTGTAATCTACCCGTGTACGTCCAGATGAATCCTACGGTGCCGACGAGCGCCATTCCCACTACGCCAATCACGAAGTAGCGGATCATAGTCAGTCTCCCCCCGTGTTTAGCTACATTGGCCATGTCAAATGATCCAGCGCTTCCAGTTCGTCCAGTACGGAGCGCTCCTCGATATCTTCCATGAATATCGCGTCTCGACGTTGTCTTTCCGTTGCGCCCAGCCAATGACGTGAGCACATTCCGTGATGTGTTGCGCGCTGTATCAGCCGATACACAACGGGCTCATCGATACAGCGGATGCACGGGTCTCCATGAAAGCGATAAATGCGGTTCATCATGCAACCAGCTTGTGTGCATATTTGACCGCGGATTCGTACATCGTTGGTTCATGCACGGCGTTGCGGTCACCCTCAAGGTCCACGGGCCAGTCAAGCCCCCAGTCCCGCTGTGCGGCGTCGAGTAGCGCGTGCGTTTCCACGACACGAGGCGTCCTCATGGTCCCGGCTCCTTGGTAAGCCCGTCCTAGGGCTCGTCATCCGACAAAAAGAGCGTCAACCCCAAACGGGTACGACGCTCCTGGGTAGCCACGGCTGTCACCGCAGCGTCTAGGGCGCCCTGTCCTCCAGCGCCTTCACGCGCGCCTCTAGGGCGGTCTGACGGGTCAAGAGCGTGTCCGCGCGATTATGTGCGCGCTTCGCCCACGTCACGAGTCGGCCGATAGCCCTACTGTCGTGCGTCTCGCCCCAACGGGCCTGCTCGTCAACGGAGGCTTGTGCTGCGTCAATGTCCGTATCCGCCATCTAGCCTCCCAGTCCCGCCGCTTGCAATGCCGTGGTCACGCGATCGATGTAGCCTTCGAGTAGGCGAAGCGTTGAGTCCACGCCAATGGTCACAGTGGCTGAGTCGTGGATGTAGTTCGTTTCCAAGATCGGCCGAGGCCGAGCGGAGAGAGAAACACTCGACGTAAGACGAATTCTGTCCCCCGCTCTCACTTTCCACGCCGGCTGGTAGTTGCCTGCGCGGTCCTTGATGTGCCCTTGCACCGTGAACGAACCCGGTGCTTTCGCCTGATTGTCCTCAAGTAGCCGTAGACGCCCGAGCTCCAATGCATCGGATTGCAACGTCGGGAACGGGATCACAAACGGCGGGTCGTACTTCTTTCGCCCGTGCTGGTTGTATGGGTTGTCGATGCTCGTGTCACGCAGTTCAGTGTGGTCGTCTGGGTGTAGCTTTTCGACGGTTCCCGTTGCTGCGTTCGTAAACTGCACGATCACGCCGTTGCGTAGGTTTTCTACGCTGTCGCCCTGCAACCCGATCTGGTTACCAACCTCGTCGTGACGGATCTCCCAGTCCCAGTCCGTCAGGTCTGTGGGTGAGTAGTACAACGTTCGATCTTCCCATACCGCGAGATTCCATAAGTGGTAGCTATTGACTTTCAGCCACGCGTCGTAAGCTGCCGTGTCCTCCAGAAACACGAGATGCGATATCGGGTACTGCGTGTTTTCTACGCCATTTGTGTTTAGCTTCGGGCAGTACAGCCGTGCGAGGTACCGGATGACATCGGACGCCAGCACCCCATAGGGCTCAGCGGTGCCATACAGGTTGAGTCCGTGGTTGCCCCACACCGCGAGCTTGCGTGCATGAACCGCATAGTTGAAGGAGTCGGCGCCACCGGGCGTTGCGATATAAAAGAACGAGATGAACGCATACCGTGAGCCGGGCGCTATATCACTCATCGCAGAAGCTGTAGGGACGGAAGCCCACACGTCCCCGGAATCCTGTCTAATAATCGACGCATCATCGGTGTTCGTTAGGCGGTATTGCAAACCCCAGTTCGCGTCTGCCGTAGATGCACTACCAACAGTCGTAAAGTCGTAATAGACGCGACCGATCAAGTTCCGATCCCCCGCGTCATACCATCCCTCAGCGAGAGGTCGAATCGGTGACGCCCATACCGACTGGTGCTGGAGTCGCAGACCATTGATGGAGCCGGCTTCGTCCTGCATCACTTCCGGCGTAGCGGGAAACGCTAGGGTTCCGGCAGCGCATGCGATATTTCGCTGGCGACTCGCCGGCCCCCATCGCGATAGGTCTCGATCTACAAAGATCATCGTAAACGGCTCGTCAGCAGCGTGTGCCATCCATCCCGCGGTGTTGACGGACAACGTGTGCCCATCAGTGTCCATCGATCGCGGAAGTTCTCCGATGAACCCTTCGTATGCGGTATCGCCATTCGCTGCGACGAGCTTCACATCATCCGCGAGGTGGATGTCCACGTTGTCGCGGTCGATCAAGCGCGAGAGGGTAAATCCACCGATGTCGAATCCTGCGCCGAGCTTCGTGGAGAAGTTGATTCCCCGCGGCCTGTCCGCTGGGTCTCGCGCGTTGGAGTCAAGCGTCTTCGTCGCACCGTTGGCGTCTGTGACGACGACCATGAGCTCCGTATCAGGGCGAAACGATGTCAACGCGGTACCGCCAGATACCTACCAGTCGCGAAAGCCGTCACAGTTGTCGAATCAGTCGTGACGTTCGATGTGAGCGTATCGTCGTTGGACGCTTCAACGTCAAGTCGTCTTGCGATCACAGCGATTCGACTCTTGCGCGCAGGCCCGCCCGCGCAGGGAACCGTGAAGCGTGAGCCCGTGTACTCCGGCGGTGGACCGGCATACGTCCCGGTCGAATCCTTCCGCAACGTCTCCGAACTGCGTACCTCAATTGATTGACCAGAGAAGCACACGATCGGTTCAGCGGCAGGCACGCCAAAGTAGAAGTTGTCGTAGTAGCGAGTCACGACCGTGGGTTCGTTACTCCAGTCCAAAATGCCTGGTCGACCGTTCGCTAGCGTTCCACCCGTCGCCAATGCCGTGTTCGTTAGCGAGCCGGTTTCGATCACACCATTGTTCGTATCTAGTAGATAGCCTGTTGCCACGCCGGATGGGTACACAACGAAACGTAGCCGCGACCACGCATTGTCCGCCATCATCGTAGTGAAATCCCAACGTGCGGTCGAGACACCCGCTACGTAGATGTAAATCCCCGGCGAGTCCGAGCCAGTCAAGCTACCGAAGACTACGAAATTGCTCGCGTCAACCCAACGAGCTAGAACACCGTAGCCAATTGCATATGACGGTAACGTGAACCGCACGTCACAGCCCGCCTCAACAGCACCCGTGATGCTTGCACCAAGACGCGCATGGCGTGCGTTGGCGGGAAACGCTCCATCGGAGACGGTTGCGCGTGCCATCGTCTCATCCGTCGACACCGGGGCATCCACCGCAGCGATATCCGTAGCACCGCCGCTCGTCACCCATGATCCTCCGAGCGGCGCTGCGCGAGCATTCAGGACTGTAGTAGCAGTGACGCTCGTGAAGTTGTCATACCCGGCGATAGCACCTGTCTGATATCCCGCAACAGCGCGAGCCTTGCCGTACTGCTCGGCGGGCACGAGCCATAGTGCATCTACGTTCATGCTGTATGTCGCCGCGGGATCATACGCCTCTATACGACCCGTCCACTTCTGCGTACCGAGTGACGTTTCAGGGATCGTGATGAGTCCCAGATCCACATCATTGAAGCCAGTAACTGGAAGCTGCACGTACGGAAGGCTCCTGAATGGCCCGTCAAGCGTTTGGTACGTCAAACGTACGTATGGGCTTGTGGCGTTGCCGGTCGCGTTCGTGTAACAGCGCATATGTACCCGGAAAGTACCAACGTGAGATAGAACCGCGGGAAGGCCGCAGACAGCGGTTACTTGCGTTGGGAGAGTCGAAACGGAGATGGCATTATTCGTCGCGCTGGAATATGCACCCGTCAGCGTGACAGTCGTACCCGCGTACCCCGATGTGAGCATTGTGCTCGAATCCACAATAAGCGATGGCGGACTGCTCGTCGGGTAGTAGCGACTCTCCAAGCCCCATGCCACATAACGCCGAGATTGGGTCGCAGCGTCCAGCACAACCAGTCGTCCCGTTGCTTCCACGGCACCGGGGATCGACGTGAGTTCAAGCGTGATGATCGGTGCGCTGCTCGTCACCGTAGCTATCTGCGCTTCAGTGCCTTCACCGAACGGAAGACACGTCAGCTTGACCGTGATCGTCGGCGCCTTGACCATCCATCCAGAGTCCTGCACGTCAATCGGCATGTCCACGATCTCGCCCATGAGGCAGCGAAACGTGACGGCGCTCGTGGTGGCGTCCGCTGGCACCCACGTCAACGCCAGTCCATTAGCCTGTCGTGCGCACTCCTGTAGCTTATCCTCCAGAAGCGCGATCTTCGCGAGCGCAAGATCCTTCGTGGACTGTTGGACAACCCGCAGCTTGACTTCAATTATGCGGTTGTCATACAGCGGGTCGCGCATAAGCAGCGCACCGTTGGAGTCTGCGCCACTGATCCATTCCGGGCGCTTGTTCGGCGGTGGCATGGAGATCGAACCGTCGATATCCCATGTCGTCCCGTCGTTGATCGCGAGCGAATCCAGAACCAAAGCTTCGTTGACGGCCATATGAACCCCCTAGAGCCGCGATAGAACGCCGCTGCCGGGCATGAGCGCCCTGCGCCCTACCTGTGCGCCCAATTGACCCGACATGGCGTCTGCCATCGCCCTGACGGCTTCCATGCTCGTGATCGCTGACACGCCGTTGGCAAACGCGAGCTGCGCGTCAAGGCTGCTTTTGACATCCCGTAGCGCTGCGGTGTTGTCCTCAACGGCCTGCACCGCCGCCTGCTGTGCGTCTCTCAAGTCGCCCATGAGTTGCAACTGCTCGCGTTCCGTCGTCGCACCGAACTTACCTTGGATGCCCGCGGCGATGATTGCTTGGCGTTGCGTGCTCGCCTCGTCCGCAGTGATGAGGCCAGCGCGTTCCTTGAGGTCCACGAGCCCGGTGAGGTCCGACACGCGGTCCGTGACCGTTGGTCCGGGCTCCGGTTCGGTGTCAGGAGTGGCGGCTACATCCGCGGCTTCTTTCGCGAGGTCCCCGATGTCCAGTTTTGTGTCCGTCATTGCAGACCCGAGCGCGCGTGCTTCAGCTAGCAGTTCGATCTTGCGGTTCTCGTAGTCGATCAAGCGCTTGTGGACCCGTGCGGCAGTCGCGCCCTTGGGACGGTTCTTGCCTTTCAGCTTCGCCTTGAGTGCCTTGATAAGTCCCGTGTACTTCGCGATCTCCGAGTTGAGTGCTTTCAACCGTGCCTGCTGGCGTTGTAGCTGCGCTTTCTTGAGCACGGCTAGTTCCTTGAGTTCACTCGTGCGATGCGCCCTGCCGCCTGCGGTGCCGAGGTCTTCGGTGGTCTGATCGAACAGGCGAGATGCTTGTCCGTACTCCGTGTCCTTCTCCCCGATGACGCGCTCGCGTCCAGCCGTGAACTTGTTGAGCGCGTTGATACCGCCTTTGCCGCGAAAGAACGGGTTGGCTATCGCGTTGACGATCCGGCTTCCGGCCTTCTCCTGCTGCGCCTTGATATCCGTTGCGGTGGGCGCATCGCGGATATCGCCGCGGAGCGCACGGTTCGATGACACGAGCGATCGAATCTGCGCCTGGATGGCTTTGCGCTGCTTGACGTGGTGCCTGTCGGCTGGGACTTTTGCAAGCGAGTTGCGCAGCGTGTCGAGCTGATCGAGGTTGTGTTGCAGTCGTTTGTCGAGCGCATCCCGCGATGCTCCCGTGCTGCCCCCGTCAAGAAACTTCCGATAGGCGCCCGTGTTGTATGTCACCCACGGATGCCAGTTCGTGCCCTTACTACTGATCTTGACGGCTGCGCGAGCGTTACCGGACGGACTAAAGGTTGAGAGTGCACCATGAATGCTGTTGATCTGCCACAAGCCACGGTCGGTACTACCGTCCGTGTTGCGGTTCACAGCATCCGTCTTGCCACCGGACTCAGCCATCGCTACCGCAGCAGCGAGATTCGCAGCGCCGGGTGACCCGCCAGCGCGAGTCCAAAGGTTCATGATGCTGCCCTTGCCAAGTCCGTCGCCCACGCCGGGCTTCCCGGTGTCCAGTGCGACGTGCACGTGGTCGAAATGATCGGCCGCAACCTGGCCCGTGTACGTGTACGGGTGACCATCCTTGATACCCGTGCCGCCCGGTGTGTAGATGAGCTCGGCCAAGCGTGATCCGAAGCGGTCGCGCATGTACTTGAAAAAGCGCATCATGCCCGACGACGAGCCAGCTTCGTCTATCGCTTCACCCGTGTCATGGTAGGAGCGATTGCCGCTGCTCGTGATCGCTCCAGGCCGGCGCCCCGATGAGACGTGCAACCCAAACCTCGCGCCAATCGCGGCGTACGGTCCTAGGGCCCCCTGAGCACCCATGAGCGCACTGGAGCCCTTGCCACCACCTACGGGTCCCATCGCCTTGCCGATGCCCTCACCGATGCCTACGGCGCCTCCTATGGCCTTCAGGCCCTTTTTGACGAGCCCGCCCAGTGTCTTCGGGAGGCTCGTCAGGCCGCGCACGAGACCGGAGATCAACTCGTGAGCGAACTTGGCGCCAGCCTTCACGAAATCAGGCACGAGCGAACCGAGCTTTTTGAGGCCAGCGCCGATCATCTTGCCAACGGCCTCCGCGATTGAACCGACGCCCTTACCGATGGCGCCTGTGATCGCGTCCACCGCCTTACTACCGGCACCCTTGAACTTGCCGGGTAGTTTAGCGAGCCATGTCCCCGCGCCGGTGACTACGCCAAGAATCGCTTGAGCGGTCTTAGGCGCGAACTTCTCCAAACCAGTAAGAAATCCCGTAACGGCATCACTACCGACCTTCTTGAACTTGTCCAAAAGCCATGAACCGATCTTCTTGAGCGCCGAGTTGAATGGCTTTGTAATGTGGTCAAAAAGAAACTTGGCCCCTGGAATCTTCAAGATTTTGCCGATCGGAATTGCGATCTCAACAGTTGCTAGAATATCGCTGAAATGATCTTCCCACCACTTTGGACTAAAGACAGCGCTGATTGCCTGACCAACGACCTTCACGAGCCCGCCCAATAGCTTGCCGCCATCGACGTTTGAGAGTGCTTGGCTGATTCCCTTTTCTACCGCGTCCGCAAAATCGCCCGATAGCTTGACGCCCTTGGCGATACCCGAACTAATAGTTCCTCCAACTTTCCCCCAGTCAACGGACTCAACGCCATCCTTCATCATCTGCCCAATGGTGCTAAGAGTGCTCTTCGCTTCTTTCCTTGCAGGATCACCGTTCACGCCGATTGTGAGAGGCTTGATCTTGCCGTGACCCGTATGTATCTCGTCAAATTTACTCGATAAGTCATTGATGAGCTTCGCCGCGCCGAAGAGGCCCTTACGCAACGGGACCTGGAACTTCTCGAAGATTGCGATACCCGCGGTCTCGACACTGCCCGTGAAGTTCTCAAACGCGCCTGCCACGGTGTTATTCATGGTAGTCGCCATCTTCTTGGCGGCACCATCGGCGTTTGTGTTCGCCTTGGACAACTTCTCCAGCTTGTTTGCACCCTGATCCATGACGACCGCCATACCGGACAGGGCGTTGGTTCCGAAGATCGCCGCTACAGCATGGTTACGCTGAGCCTTCGTGAGCTTATCTGTGTGCTGCGCCAGCATACGAATGATCTCCGGCAGCGGCTTGAGACCCTTCGGCCCCTGTAGCTCTTTAGCCGACAGCCCAATACTGGTCAAAGCTGACGTGACCATCTTCGTCGGCTTTGTCAAACGAATCAGGCCACCACGAAGGCTTGTGCCTGCCTGCTCGCCCTTGATCCCCGCGTTACCCATCAACTCGACAGCGGCGATCATGTCCTCAAACGACTGACCCGTCAGCTTCGCGACCGGACCGATGTACTTCAACGAAAGCTGCAAGTCCTGCATCTCAACCGAAGACGCTGCAACCGCCGTCGCAAGGACATCGGCAACATGCCGAGACTTTGATCCTTCAAGACCGAACCCGCGCAGCGCGTTGGACGAAATCTCCGCAGCATCCGCAAGGGTCACACTGGACGCTGCTGCCAACGCAAGCGTGCCGGGGAGCACGGCCGACATTTCGTTCGCCTTGAACCCGGCGGAACCGAGCTCATACATCGCCTGTGCAGCTTCGCCCGCAGAAAACTTCGTGTCCTTACCGAGCTGCTTCGCGAGATCCCCAAGCCCCTTGAACTGCGTACCCGTCGCGCCCGTCACAGCCTTGACGCGAGCCATCTCCTTCTCATACTCCGCGCCGGCCTTCACAAGCGACATGAGGCCGAACCCCGCGCCAGCGAACGCCCCAACACTCAGGTGCCGGATCGCGGACCCCACACGGGACGTGACGCCACCCATGTGCCGCTCAAACTTCGAGCCCTGCATCTCCGCACTGGCAAACGCGCGCTTGAGTGACGACGTGTCGCCCGAGATGACGACACGCAGACTCTGACTACGTGTCGACATGCCTCGCCTCCTCGGCCTTCCGCAACTCGTCCCTATACCTGCCTAGCGCGTTCAACTCCCGTGGCGTATACCGCTTCAACTCCCACGGATGTAGATGGAACGGGTGGGCGCGCATCCACGGCGCCCACCACGATCGTGCGTCTAGTCGCTGCTCGCCGCCTTGACGGCTCCCGTAGGGCGCCGAGTCGCCTTGATTGGCGCCGGCTCGTCGGGCTCCTCCACGTCAGGATCTGCAAGCGCCCCGATCTTGAGGTGCCTCGCGTCATCCATCGTGAAACCATCGTCCTCCCGGTGCTTCAGGACGTACACGAGCCCACGGATTGCGTGAGCACGCCCAAAGTCGATGTTCGCGAGCGCTGCACCGGCCGCGTCCTCGATCACTTCGATTTCGCCCAGTTCCAGATCGTCAACGTCAACTTCGTACAGCTTGCCGTTGATCGTGAGCTTGATGTTGTCTTCGTCCGCCATAACCCCGCCTTGTTAGAACTGCATCACCGAAAGGACTAGCGCCACCCGTGTAGTCGGCAGAGCTTGTCGAAGCCTGTAGCGAGTGCTTGCATCACGCGTTCCTGACTGTCGTCCGCGGCACGATCCACGTACGCACTGCGTGCGATCACGATGGGCACTCCGCGTGGCCGGATTGTGCCCCCGTATTCGTGAACCGCGGCGTAGGGAAGGGGCGAACGGACGATGCCGCTCGCTCCGCTTGTGGTGCCTACGATGCTGTCCCGCAGCTTCCCGGTTTTGACGGGTGCGTTCGTACGTGCTTTGGACGCGACGATTTCTGCGGCGTAGCGGGTTACGGCCTGGACTTCCGCTAGGGCGCCTCTGTCGATCGCTTTGACGGAGCGCCGGAACTTCGCCATGCCCTCAACTTGGACGGGAGTGGCCATGACTACAGCGCCGTGGTGCGAACCTCGTAAATGGTACAGACGACCGGGGCATTGGTGCCATCGTCCAATATGGAGAATGGGGCGGAGAAATTCAGCACGTCAGGGCCGTCCACTGCCGGAGTCGTACCCCTAAATTGCACGGCCGCCATCGTAAACGTGATCCTGTACGGAAATGCGGTGCCCGCGAGAGATGTCGACGTAAAGTCCAGAATAAGTGGAACCTTTGTCCCAGCGGTGAAAAGCGCATACTGCGTGAGATCCGTGAATTCAAAATCAATTGTGCCGGACCCCGGCGTGTAGTCATTCAGGATCGGCTTCGCCTTCAGCGCTGTGGACCGCAGTCCGTAGCGTTCCGTCTGACGCGGAAGGCTCAGGTCCAAGCTCAGACCCTTCACGAGCGAGCCCGTCGTCAGGTTCTGCACTACCGAGTTGACGGTCACGGTCGCCTGCTGGAAATGGAAGCCTTCCAGTAGCGTCGCGTACGATGCGGTAGCAAGTGTCTGCGCCGTGTCCTCGTCCTGTGCATCGCATGCGAGAGTGCACTTCAGCCAGTCGTCCACCGCGCAACTTATGTTGAACGTGGTCATCATCGACCCGGTGTAATCGAACGGGCGTACCGTGCCCGATGCCGCCGCGCCACCGGAGTCCGGTTTGCCAACCTGAATCGTTGCGGACTTATTCGGGTCGCCGGTCAGGTTGTGCGTCTGGAGGTACGCCGTGGTGGCGCCCTGCTGCACGGGCGTGACCGTGTTGCCGTGCAGGAGGTCAATGATCGTTCCGAAGCCTTTGATCGGCACCTCGAAGCTGACGCCTACCTGTGCGTCGCGTGTCGTCAGGATGCTGCGCGGGGAGCTCTGGAAGGAGCGGCCGGAGCGAAGCTGACGAGACTCAAGGTACTTCTGCTGACGTTGCCCCGATTCCGTCATGTACTCGAAGAAGAGATCGGGCACCACCCTAGTGCCATAGGTGCTCTCCTTCTTTATCGCCCATTGTGTTGCTAGACCTGAACCCAGTGCCACACTGAATCAACTCCTATCTACCACTTGTTGGCCGTGCATCACCGTGCGATGGTGCAGGAAGCAGAACCACCGCACATTCAATGGCTCGAAGTAATCCTCGTGATGCATCTCAACGTCGAGAGAGCCACAGACCTCGCAGGGTTGTTTGACGAGTCGCCCCATCTTGACTGCGTAATGACTGAGCATTCGGCACTTGCGATGCATTAGTTGACGCTCGTTGAGAGTGTCCCTACATTTGATAGAACAGGTCGTAGCCCTTGGACTCCGGCTTATCGGGATAGGCACGCCACAGCGATCACACGTTCGTCCTTCGCGAAGCTTCAAGGCCGCCTCTCGATAGCGTGCCTCTTGTGCTGCTATGACACATCCCCGCGAGCAAAAGCATGCGTCGATTCCTCGCTCATGTGGAATTGCTCCCTTGCAGTGCTCGCAGATGCGCGGCAGTTGAGCAATCAGTTCTGCTCGCTTGCGACGATACGCTTCCCGCGCATAGCGACGTGTTGTCTCTGGGTCAGCCTTGCGCCTAGCGGCTGTGTATGCCTTACGACAATCCTTACACTCCCCCGGTCGAGACGGATAGAATTGATCTTCCGTCAGCGACCGTGAGCATTTCCTGCATTTGGTCATAGGCCCCCGCCTCGTTCGTCCGGTACCTACGTAATTGTATCGTCTTTTGTGGTTGTCTTGCTAGTTGAGGTCGCCTTGACCTTCTCGAAGACATCTTGGCCCTCAAGCCCCTTGGATACCTGCTTGTCCTCTACCGTGAACGTGTCCCCCGGCTTGATGGTGATACGAAGCGCGGGGATTTCCCGCGCGTCATCACCTACGTACTTCCATGAATCTGACATAGGGCCTCCCTCGTCTTCGTTTATGGGGCTAGGGTGTATTGCCCTTGCCCGATTAGTCCCGCGGCAATGCTTGCGTCAGTGACGACGAATACGTCAGTCGGGTTCACGATCAGGCCCCCACCCGTACCCAGTGCTGGTATCTGGATCTGATCCACTCCGTTGTACGTGAATGACCAGGGTGGGTGCGCCATGTGTTCTCCTTAGGTCGCCTGTAGACGCGACGAGCATTCCAAGCTGACGGTTACCTGCGCGATCCAGCCGTCCCCGTATGGAAACGTCTTCGGGTCCATTGGTCCCGGCTTGACGCCCCACTTCAAGGTTCCGGCAAGAGTGATGTCCACGACCGCGGCCTGTTCGATCTCCGCGACGATGGCCCACATGCGTTCCTCGCAAGTGCGCTGGGCGTCCCCCTCCTGGTACACCTCAACGTAGATCGGGAGTAGGTAGTCCTCATCCACGCGGTAACGGCCGAGCTGCGCCCACTCGCGTTGGATGCCCGTAGCGTCTCCAACGTAGACACGTTCGCGATTCGCTGACGATTCGTCCATTGGGACGCCCCATGCGATGAGGACACCCGTAAGACCGGCACGTGCCGGTAGCGTCGTGTCAACGAGCTGCGCTTTCGCGGCGGGGATCGTGCTGTACGCCATTAGGCGATGGCGTACGCACGCCGAACCCCGTAGATATCAACGCAAGCGTTACATTCAGGAAGGTCGGTCATAGCCTGTCTAACCCCTGCTGTCACAAGGAACTGTGTGGTGCCGTCCTGCGTCGTCAACGAAGTGGCCCTATCGCTCACCGGGGAGTCAACCAGGAACCTTTTCGCGAGTAGCAGGCACGCACGACTGACGCGAGGCGGGGGAGCAGCGTAGCCGTGCGTGCCGGTGATGACGATATTCTGACGGCTCGCTCTTAGTCCGAGCGTCCAGCCCGTACCAAAGTAGAGAGCGCCAGTATCGTACAGGTCTATATCTGAAACGGTGATCGCGGTTCCGTTGATCGTTGCTGACGTGATTGTCAACGGTCGCGTGATGGGAAGCAGAATGTCCGTTTTGCCGTTGCCGTCCAGGGTGCACTTGAAGTACGTCGGGACGAACGGGACTACGCATGCCTCTTCCAGCGCGGTTTCCGCGAGTATGCGCGCCGCGACGATCATCGCTGTGGGGTAGCTCGTTACGCTGTCGAGTGGCTTGATCGTCCTAGCGTCCGCAACCGTGAACAGCACGTCGCCGCGGATCTCCACGTAGTCGACGAATCCCTGGGACTGTCCGCCAAACGTCGCGGTCCACGTTACCTTCAGGATGTCGAGCGCCGCGGTCTGTGTTGGCGTCAGCGTATACGTAACGGTTCCGGTACCCGTGTCAGTCGTGGAGGTACCTGCCGCGACAAGCACCGTCCCGTCATCGTGCGTAATGCCGATGGTCGCGGAGTCCGGTGACGGGTTCGTGGCCGTTCCATCCGAATAGAACGTATGAGTTAGGGTCGCGCCTCGACTTTGGACGATGCGCGTGAAAGCCATGAGCTAGGCCGCGGTTGTCACATAGGCGCCAACAGCGAGTGTGGCGGGAGTCTGAGTGGTGCTGACCACCGTTGACGTAATATCACACCACTTGCGGAGAATCCCCACAGTGCTCGCGGAGCACTGTCCCAGCGCGATACACGTACTCGAACCGGCCGTGCAAGCCGCAAACGTAATGGCGTTCGCATTCGCCGCTGAGCCCGCACCGGATGAAGCAGCGTTCATATCCGACGCAGCGACACTCTTACGTGCGTAGCCGGTGTACGTCGGAACGTGTGATCCGTCGCCCGTCGTGGTTCCCGTGTCAGCATCTGTCAACGCAAGAATCGATAGTGCCACGTAGAACGGATCAACCAACGCAGGCGTTGCGGTCTTTTGATTCTCCCAATCGATGATGGTTACCTCGGTCGCATCTGACCAACCGGAGGCACCCCCAGCGATGGGTGGAACGGGACGCACGTTCCATCGTTGTTCGCAATCGTCAGCGACGAGGTTGAACCAGTGAATGAACTCCCCTTCTAGTAGCGCATTCGTTAGCGATGTTTCACCGGGGATGAACTCCCCGCGATGCACACGCGCCCATTCGGTATCGACTGCGGTCTGCACCTCGCTCGGCGTCGCGGGCGGCTTCTCGTCAGGCGGGGGCTTGTGCAACTCCGCAAGCCCCTCCTTCGTCAGCATCCACAAGTCGCCATCCATCCGCCACTTCAGATTAGGACGCAGCATCCGACGTGCGTAGATGTCGGCTTTCTCGTCGGGAAGGTCCATCGTTGCCTTGTGCTTTTGCATGGCGCTCGCGAGCTTCGCGGGATCGTCGGCCGTACCGATCTTGTGGACCCATCCCAGTTCAGTGAGGTCGCCGCGTAGCAGTTCGTCAACCTGCTCGGCTGACGCGGGTGCATGGCTACGTAGGTGATTCACGAGGTCGTCAACGTTGCGCGGAATAGACAGGTTGCCCAGTGTTCGCCGCTCAAGGTTGCTCAATACGGTTTGCGGCATTGGGTTCCCTCCTATTCGATCATTAGTGGAGTCAGGGCGCCTTCAACGGGACTTGAACCCGCACTACCCTCGATCAGCGTTACGCCCGACCCGTCCTCCAGTCGCCCAACGGGCAAGATGAAGGTGACGGTCCCCGCCAATGTCCCGGTTCCGGCCAGCGTCGCGGTGAGCTGCTGCGACGTGGAGATCGTGCCCGCCAGCGTCGATGTGCCCGCTAGCGCTGCGCTTAGCAACGTCCTAGCGGTCAGTCCACCGCTGAGCGTGCTCGTGCCATTCAGCGTTGCGGAGATCGGAGAGTTACCGGGGACCGTGACGTTGCCCGTGAGCGTTCCAAGCCCCGTGAGCGTGCTCGAAATCAGCGCTGGCGCTGTGGTGGCGCCGCTCAGCGTGGATGTACCGACCAGCGTCCCGACGATCAACGAAGAGGCGATGAGCCCGCTCGTCAGGCTCCCGGTCCCTACCAGCGTCGCCGTGACCAGCCCCGGAGCCGTCGAGGCCCCGCTGAGGCTCCCCAGGCCCGCAAGGGTGCTGGACAGCAGAGCCCTAGCTGTCAGGGCTCCTGAGAGGCTTCCAGCACCGTCCAGCGTGGCGCTAAGCAGTGCCTTCGCGGTCACGCCGGCCGTCAGGGTGCTCGTGCCGTCCAATGTGGCGGTCAGGACCGCCACGCCGGGCACTGTGACGTTTGTGCTCAAGGTGCTGACACCCGCCAGCGTGGCGGAGAGCAGGGCAGTGGCGGTCAGGCCAGCGCTGAGCGTTGCGACGCCGGCCAACGTCGCAGACATGAGGCTCGTCGCCGTCACGCCAGCGGTCAGGTTTCCCGTTCCGGCGAGCGTGCCCGTGATGAGCGCCTGAGCTTGCACGACGCCCGTGAGCGTTCCGACCCCGGCAAGCGTTGAGGTCACGAGAGCCGGAGCAGTCAGGGCAGCCGATTGGCTTCCAATGCCCGCAAGGGTTGCCGTTAGCAAGCTTGGCGCCGTGACGCCACCCGCCAGCGTCGAAGTGCCGGCGAGCGTCGCGGTGAAATACGTTTGCGCTGCCACGCCTGCTGTCAGCGAACCAATCCCCGCCAATGTCGCGGAGATCAATGCCGTGGCAGTTACGCCACCCGTCAAGGCTCCGGTGCCCGCCAACGTCCCCGATATCAGGGAGGCTGCGGTCAGAGCACCGGCCTGCGTGCTGGTCCCGGCAAGAGTCCCCATCACAAGTGACGGTGCTGTAAGGCCCCCTGTCGCAGTCCCAGTGCCCGCAAGTGTTGCAGTGATAAGAGTTGGTGCAGTGAGTCCTCCGGCGAGCGTCCCCGCGCCGTCGAGTTGCGCTGTGATACTGGCCGGTGTGACACCGCCCGATACCGCAACGGCAATTACTCGTCCGCTGCCGCCTACTCCGGCTTTCGTCGTTGGGACCGGATAGCGGACGAAGTTGCTCACTGATTACTCAATCCAGAGATGCCCCCATGCCTGCCTAAGCATGATCCTACTGACTTGTGCTTGCTTGATGCCATAGCGCTCTCCAATGACTCTCTGGCTTTCGCGTGGCACATGCCCAAGGTCTTCGATAATGGCCAACACCTGCGCCTCTGTGAGTTTGGCATTGGGTCCCGTCTCTCCATATAGGCTACTCATTCGAGCCATGTGATATCAATGTCGCATAACTGGCCCGTGCCCGTATGGACTAGGAGTCCAAGGCCATTGCCGGTGCCAATCGCTATCGCAAGATCGTTGAACTGACGAATAACACCCGACCCTACTGCCGCCGCCAGTGGAAACAGGATTCCCAGCCGCGCCGCAACCGTGGGCGCCGTCGATGAGCTGGCGTGCTTCAACGCACACGCCGCGGCACCCTGCCCAGGGTCCCAGGTTCCCGGGGTACCAATAGAGGCACCCTGCGTTCCCGCTGTCGAGAACGTCACGAGTTCATATACACACGCCGTGGCCGTTGAGTTGAACATCGCTATCTCGCGGATCTTCGGCCCCACTGACGCAGTTGAATACAACGTCATCGTGGGAAGCGTCGTTGAACCTGCGCCAGTCGCTATGGCACCGGCTGAATATTTAGCCATATCCGATCCCTCCCAATTGCGTTGTCACGAGTGGCGCCGTTACCCCCAACACTTCTATCCCCACAATCGAGAACGGCCCGACAGACGTACCACCCGAAATACCGACGTTGAACGCCGCGGCCGATGCCTGATCGTTGAGGTTGCCCGAGAAGATCGTGAAATGACTGGCCTGCTGCGCGGATTCCTGCACCGTCGTCGGAGTCGGCGTCAACACCGCTGCGCCCACGGCTGCCGCGCTAAAGTCTGCAACCGTCCAGCAGAACGCGGAGTGCGTGTCCGCTGGGGTTACGCTCTTGACCTTCGTCGCGGTGTGCTGCTCGATCGCAGCCGTCCCAATCCCGTCAGAGCCACGCCACACCCACACGCCCATCCCGTGGCGCACCGCGCCTGCCCCATCGCTACAGGAGACGGTCGCGGAACTACCGGACCCTGCGATAGCAGCAGCACCCTGCGAAGCACATGTACCCGCCGCCGTATTCAACTGCTGGGACACGAACGTCAAGCCCGTGGCCGTTGGAAGGGCAATCGTCCCCGCGTTTTCCGACACGGCCAGTACGACAATCACATCGCCAGTCAGCCATGTAATGGATGTGGATACCATCGGATTCGTCGTCAGGCTGTACGCGACCTCCGTATAAGAGATCAGCGAAGGCGGAGTTAGGCGTGGCACCTCAGATCCCGTACTGCTCACGTACTTGCGCGACGGCACGAATCGCTATGCACGCGATCTGCACGGAACTAGCGGAGCTCAAGTACATCTTATGCACAGGTTCTAGGGCGCCCGTGACAATTGCGATGGCGGGGTTACCAGCTTCATCTACACCCGGCGCAATAGCCACGATCTTTCCAGCATTCACGGCCTCCATGAGATCGGCGTATATCGCGGTGTGCATACCGACCCCTCCCGATTGGCGCACCTACACCTATCTGATAGTCTAGAAACATGGCTATGCAACGGATTGCGTAGATGGCTTGTCTCGGATCCAAGGTTTACGACCCCGCGGTAGCCGTCACGAAGAGCACCGCCGCTACGCTTGCGATGACTGCGCTCGACACGACGAATCTGCGAATCGTGTTCACGGTCCCATCCAGCGGCCGAGTCCTCGTGAGGTTGGCCGGCAGCGTGCACGGCGCCACAACGTTCCCATCAATTCTGCTGGGAGTTCTGGAGGGTTCAACGGTGATCTGCCGCCTGGATCCGCTAGGGGCGCTCAAGAACACTGCTGTCGCGACTGCCCTCGTTCGTCACGAAGCATCATGCGTCATTGAGAACCTGACGCCCTCGCAAGCGAAGACATGGGACGCAGCCTACGGAGTCGAAACACTCGTCGCCGCGACCGGGCTCAAATACGGTGGGCCGAATAACGCCATTGCGAATGATGCCTTTGGCGCGTTCATCTACGAAATTTGGGCGGCATAGTGCCAACTGCCATTCTGCTTTACACCGTTGCACAAGATGAGCCGCGTCCGCCATTCCTCGTGACGACTCCGCAGCGTTAGTCCCCGCATTCCGGGCACCGTCCAACGATCATGTTGTGCTCGCACCGTGGCAACTTCGGTCGGCCACTCTTGCGTGGTACCGCAAACTCCAACAGTTCTGGTACAACCGTCTCCAGGCCCGTGACGGGCTCCGGTTCGTCCCTGACGCCCATGCGTTCAAGGTCCGCTGTCATTGCCGCTTCCAGTGAGCGGTCCCCGAGGACGCGCGCTTGATCGCGCGCGCCCCGGAGCATCTTTACTTTGTCTTGCACTAGGACAAGAAAACGAGCGGTGCTACCGCTTTCGCGGAAGGCGACGCAATTGTTGCGGGAGCCGTCGCCGTGAGACCCGACCCATGCGTAGCCGACAGAAACAGCGGGCCAGCGGAGAACCACTGGTAGCCGATCGCTGTCGGGATCGACACGGAGGCCGCGGTCGGCACCGTCGTGGCCGTCACGACGATGCTGGCGTAGATGAACCCGCCCGGTGCGTTCGTGCTCGTGATCGTCTGAGCGGTCGCCAGCGTGTAATCGTACTTCGCGCTAGCTGCAACAGCCGCAGCAGTTGTGACATCCGTGCTTTGCGCCATGAGCGCGGGGGTCGCGATCCCGGAGTACAGCGCAGCGAACGTGTGTGTGCCTGTCCCTTCCGCTGTTGCACCCGCGAGGATCGAGATTTTCGTGATTGTGTCGCCCCACTCAACGGGAATCGCCACCGCGCAACCCACGCCCGTTCCCGCGAGGGCACCGTCCGTTGGGTTCGCCAGTCCGAACCATTCCATGTTGGAACGGATGTTGATGTTGCCCTGCGCGGTGTTACGCGCGAGGCCCGTGATCTTCGCGAAGGAATACCCCGTGGGGTAACCTCCTGAAACTAGGTCGCCGGCCATTTTGATTCGCTCCTTCTGGTTCGGGTTCCGGAGCGAACCCCGGACGCTTAGGTCATGGGAAGCAACCGATTGCCCTTCCGGGTGTTGCAACCACGATGGGCGAGCTTCACATTCGCTCGCGTATGGGGACCACCCTTGGTCACTGGGATTATGTGATCCATAGTGGCTTGTTGACGATCTACCGGCTTGCGACACAGCGAGCAAGTTCGACCGTCACGCTCGTAGATTTCGTCAAGCGTGAACCGTTCGGCATGAGACGCTCCACGTGTCAAAGCGAAACGTGCAGCATCACGCGCAGCCTTTGCGGCCCTACCAGGGCCACGAGCATACTCCAGAGCGCGTTGAATTTCGCTCTCGCGGTTCGCTTGGTAATAGGCTGCGTTGTAGGCAGACTTCTGTGCGGACTGCTGCGAACGCTGTAGTGCGACTCGATCAAGATTGGCGTAGTACCAATCCGAAGAGCGTCGTCTTGCTCGCTCCTCGTGACACGCCCGTGAACACACGTGCGCTGGGCGTCCACTCCCAAGCGGCTTCTCAAAGCCTGCGCCGCAAACGACACAGATCAATCGCCGCATCCTGCTACCGTCTGCCATGTCGGCACGCTCCACTCGTGTTGACCGTGCCCGGGGCTGTGGCAACAGCGCCCGGGCCTTTTCATGCCTTCCAGCTTACCAGCTAGTACGCCATGGCCGTGTCAATCAAACCCTTCGGCTGTGGTAGACCAGCGCCCTGGGCGATACAGATAGACGCGGCGTACCTGACGAGCTGCGCAACGTAGTTGTAAAGCTGAAAACGAACCTGGAGGGTGCCGCTCAGCACCTCAGGCAGAACTCGTGTGCGTAGCGCACCCTCAAACAACCAGATGTCATCCCACTTGCACGCCAGCACCTGATCGAAGGCACCGTCAACCACGTTCGCGGTCACCGTCGTGGAAGCCGCAGCGTCCGTCGTCGGGACGTTCGCGCTCGCGTAGTAGTTGAACGGACCCATCTTGGAATGTCCAACGAGCCCCTCGTGAGGCGTACCGGCATGCAGAGCCTCAGGGTCGAAGGGACCGTAGTTGACGGCACCGATGAGTGGCTTGCCGACCGTGCCTGACGCGCCGTCAAGCTGTGTCGCCCACCAGAACCAGCGGCGGGGAGCCATGATGAAATGCACGTTCTCCAGGCTGAACCGTGTGGTAGCGATCTTGCTGAGCATCGCGCCCTGTGTCTGGAAGAACCCCGGTCCCGTGTTACCGGCCGTGGCGGACGTGATGACCGCGCCTGACCAGTTGCCCGTGGGCCAGATGCCCTTGATCTTGTTCGCGGAGTCGCCACCGCCGTACATCACGTCGCGGTCCACGATGCGGTTGTAGTCCGCGAGGAGGTCTTCCATGATGACGCGGTCCATGATGCTTCCGGGAGACTGCTCCAGAAGCTGGATTGAGACATCCTCCTGGCCGGCGATCGTCTTGACCGAGCAGGACACGCTCGTGTCCGTCAGATCCTGCGAGAGCACCGCGGCATTCTCAACCTGGGGTCCAACAGCGGTCCCGGTGGAGAGCTTCGGAATGTTGATCTGGTTCGTACCCTCCGGAAGCGGCATCGAACGAACCAGATTCGAGGCGACCCGTCCTGCCCGCTGGAGCATGATGTAGTCGTCGATGATCCAGAGTGGCGGAACGGCGTAGCCGCCCTGCCCGTCCGTGGTGTTGGGGTTGACGCGCTTCTCGAACACCGACGAGTCGAGCCCGCGCGTGTCGGTTCCGGGCATCGTGCGCGTGAACTCTCGTTCGGCGCGGTCGACGGCCGCCATTGCGCGCCGCTCGCGGTCCGTCTCGCGCTTCGGGAGCTCGACGGCCATCTCGGACGCGTGGCGCCTGAGGCGTTCGTCGGCGCCCTTGGGGTCTCCGATCTCTAGGCCGCGGACGGTGTTCGTCGCGAGGTCTCGGAAGTAGCTGACCGTGTGCGAGTTGTCCTTACGATACGTAAGTGCCTCGCTTGTGATGCTGACGCTCGTGCCGGAGGCTTGCGCTGCGGCCTGCCGGCGCTTCTCCACGATCTCCTGCTCAGCGATGCGACGGTCGAGGCTCTTAATCTCCGCGTCCTTACGGGCGAAGTCCTCACCGAACGCCTCCTCGGCGGCGGCGAATGTTGCGCGCTGCTCGTCGGTTGGCTTGTCGTCTCCTGTGCGCTTCTCGAAAGCGTCGCGGTCCTCGGTGCGTTTGTCCACGAGCGCGGCGAGAGCGTTGATGCTCTCCACGCGGGCTCGTTGGAGCTTCTCAAGCAGTGTGAGCTGCTCGACGGTTTCGGGCATTGGGTTCCTTTCGGGAGTGTCCTGTGTCTCCCAGGCGATGCCCGACCGTGCGGCGGGCCGTGGGCGTGTTGGGCCTGTGGCGCGCTTCGGTGGAGCCCCAACGTGGGGTCGGTACTGCGGTTGTTACACGGGGGTGTAAGTCGTGAAACGGCCTAGGCGAAGCCGGAGACTGGGATCATGCCGGTGCCGATGAGTCGCGCTATCGCTGTCGGCTGCCGCGCCGTCAACGCTGCCACATAGCCCCTGAGGCTTAGGCGGACGCCCATCGTGCCGGACATCGACTCGAAGTCCACGACCGTCTTAGGAGCGGACTCCAGCAGCAGCATGTCGGACGGGCGGCACAGGATGATCACGTCCTGATTACTCGCGGCGCCGAGCGTTGCGGGGATCGCGTTGTCCTCCATGACCGGGTACGTCAGGAACGTCGGGGGCTCCAGCGCGGGCCATGCCGCAGAGTTGATCCACGCCCAACGCGACGTGCGCATCAACCACACCTCAGGCGGCAGAAGTCGTGCGTTGCCGAGCTGCGCGACAGCCTGCCCAGCGAACGGAAGCATCTCCAGTGCCGTTGGGGAGCCGTCCGTGTACGTGATCTCGCTCGCGTTACCCGCGCCGGCCGTAACGTTCAAAACGCCCAGGAGCTGCCCATTGGTTCCCGTGCCGTTGAGTAGCTGGAGCTCAAGCCTGAAGTCATAGGAGTTCGCGAGATCCCTGAAGATGACGTGATCTAGGTAGCCACCGGGTGGGGACTGCTCAAGTAGCTGAAGCGTGATGTCCGCCTCACCGGCGATCGTCGCGACCGCCGAGGTGCTGGACGTGTCTACGATGTCTCGGCTACTGACCGCTGTCGAGTCGTTCTGCACGCCCGTGAGGACGCCTGTTGTGATCCTGGGAACGCTGACCTCACCGACACCCCGCGGCAATGGGAAGCTAGGCATGAGGTTCGCGAGAACCCGTGCGGGACGTGGCATGAGCGCGATGTCATCCATGAGCCACAGTGGCGGGCACGCGAATCCGCCCGTCCCATCCGAGCGCGTGACGTTCAGTCGAAGCTCAAGGCCCGCGGCCCGCACGGTCGACTGAGCGTGCTGCTCGCGTCGCTCGACTTCTGTGCGGATCTCAGTCGCGTGGCGTTGCAGACGCTCACCAGCCTGGGAGTCGTGGCGGTCCGCGTAGACGGCCATGTCCTGAAAGTAGGAGTGCGAGCCGTTGCGTGTGTACGTCAGGGGCTCGTGCGTGATCTCCACGCGCCCGTTTGTCTCGACGATAGGCATCATCGACCTCCCGCGCGCAGGATGGCGACACGCTCAAGCGCTCGTGTCGTGTAGTCCGGCATCACGTAGGCGTTCTGCTGCGACGCGTCCTCGGCTTCCGGTGCGTCCGGTTCGGGCTCGTCGGGATTCGGAACGCCCATGAGCTCAGCGAGCATCGGCTGAGCCTCGTCTACCGCTTCATCGGCGGTTGCCACGAGGTTGAGTACTTGCGTCAACGTTTCCATCGTGGCAGCGGACAGAGACTTGCCAGCACGAACCTCTTGAAGCGCGCCAATCACCTCGCCACGTTGTACCGCCACGGACGTTGCGTCGTTAGCTCCACGTGAGACAAGCGAGATGTCTCCCCTGTGCAACGAGACACTTTTTATGGAGCGGTGCTTATAGTCCTCCGACCATTCCTGGTCAGTCACCTGAAAGGCGATGCTACACTCTGTGATAAGTCCACGCTCAACCTTACGTGCAAGCACGCGGCTGTCAGGGTCCTCTCCGTCAAGGTCCGCCGTCCAGTGAAGTCCATTGGAGTTCTCCTCCATAGCCAACGTGCCCGCAAACTTAGATCGCGCTAGGGGCATTCCCTCGTGACCGAACAAGAGAATTACGTCAGGGTCTTCCCCTAGGGTCCGCTTGAATGACCCCCTACGCATGTTCTCGACAAAGGGACCGACTTCATAGTCGTGTTCGGTCACGGAGCCATACCCACGCATCCGAATCGTGCCGTCGTCCAGCGTGCGCACCTCAAGGTCATGCGCAACGAACTGTCGATGCTCAATCGTACCCTTCGCCTGCTCGGCCTTGCGCTTGCGAAATTCTAAGTCAGTATCAACCACTCGTGTTTCAACGAGAGTGTCGGTCTCGATCGGGGGAGCTTCTATGGCTATGTCAGTCATTCGCCTTACCTCCTCCGTTCCCGTTCTGGGACACGCCCGCCGCTGGTTGAGATTGCTCTGGATGTAGACTTTCGGTAACAGCTTGCTTTATGGTTTGGCTATTTATGGGCACCATATACGTCTGACCGAGTTTGTCCGGCAGCGGTTTCATGTCTTCTTCAGCTCTTGCGTCGTCCGGACACAGGAACCCCGCCGCCATGCCGAGCCCATACGCCTGGTAGCGCTGGAGCTTGTCGCCGCGCATGCGCTTATTCACGTTGAACTTGTTAGTGCGCCCGTCCTGCGGGCCAAGTGCCGTGAGGGCCTCCTCAAGCCTCGCGAGATACGGCATGAGCGTGTTCGTTACAAACCCCTGCTCCTGCTGAGCGATGCCCTGACCCCACGATGTAGACCTGTCTACGATCCCAATCATATGCGGCGGCACCCGGAAGATCATGCCACTGATCTCGCCCTGTGAAAATGCGCGGCTTTCTAGAAACTGTGAGTCATCGGGAGTGATGCTGATCGGCTTGAACGTCGCGCCACCCGTCAAGACTGCCGGCATGTTCGCTTTCGACGCGCCCTGGTGCATATCGCGCCAGCGTGCCGCGAGTAGCTTCGCCTCGTCGGCGTTCATCTCGCCTTCCATCTCAATAACACCGGACGGGTTCGCACTGTTCGCGAAGTAGCTACCGCCGTATAGATCCTGCGCGCGGGCGAGCCCCATCGTCACACGTAGTTGCTCGATCGGGTTCAGCCCGACAAGCGCACCGGGAACCGACAGGTTGCGAATGTGCAGGATGTCGTCGTATGGGATCAGGTCGCCTTGGAAGCGATACTCCGGTTGTCCTCGCTTCGGTCCCGTCGTGACTCTACGAACTGTCACGTAGGACGGATGGACAGGACGGATCTGCGTCGGGTACAGCTCGTTGTCGCGTTCGATGATGTGCCCGAAGAAGTTGCCGCGCAACGCCATGCTTGTGACGTATTGCACAACCCAGTCGATGCGGCTGATCTCCGCGTACGGCTTCGTGATGAGTGGCCCCGGTGGAAGTTCTCTGCGGGTCGCGGCGAGCTCCGAGCTAAAGGTTTGGATCGGCAGCGTCGAAACCGCGTCCGCGATGATCGAAACGGACCCGTAGACCGCAGCAACCTGAAGCGCCGTGTACTCCGAGACAAGCTGCCCAGCTTCGACGTAGCCGCCCATGCTGCCCGGAGACGGCGGATCAGTCGTCCCCCACTCGCTACGGCGCTCTAGGGTGCCCGCTGCGGCCCTAAACAGCACGCTACGCCCTGCGCTTCCAGAGCTTGAGCCTCATCTTGAGTCGCGGAACCCTCGCGCCCTCCGCGGCGAACCCCATGAACAGCAGGCACGGCGCAGCGACGAACAACGCGGCTCCCAGTCCCCATGTCACGGCAGCCCCGGCGACGGCGGAAGCGAAGCCAAGTACCTCAAGGCCCGTCGAAATCATGGCGTGCCTCCTAGGCGTCCGCGAGACTAACTACCTGCACTCGCGCTCGTCTCGGCGTCGTCTCAAGACCCCATAACGCCAGTGTGCAAGCCACAAGCGGCGCAATGTTCGCCCGGCTCGTCTTCCGAGCCCACGCCCACGAATCCCCCAACGGTCGCGTGCCCGCACCCTTCAGGGCCTGGTGAAGCTCCGTTGTGCCGAGGTGCCTGAGCGTGTGTTGATCCACAGCGTCGTATAGACCGCTACAGGCCCTTGCCTCGTCCCCACCGTCCGGATCCTTCAACGCGACACCTAAGCGCTTCAGATCACGCTCAAGGTCCCCGTCGTACTGGCGTCCCTCCGTGGAAGCGGGAACCGCGATCGACGCGGCAGGACTCTGCTTCGCGTAGACGACCGCTGCGGTGCCATGCCGCCCCGCGAGTTCCAATACCCGCTCTGCGAGCCAGCCCGTCCCCGAGCGAAGATCCACGATCTCAACGTGCTTCAAGCCATCTTTGCGCCAGCCGGCAGCCGCGATGCAGCCGTAGCGACGGTCTGGGGTCACGTCAAACGCGAACACGAGCGGGTCAAGCGCCTCTGACTCCGGGTCGAGGCAGGCTTCCCACTGCTCATCCGTGATCTTGCGGCCAGCGGAGCCATCCGTCGCCGGCCAATCTCCAACGCCTAGCCGCTCAACCGCAAAGGTCCGAGCATCCATCGACCGCTGCTCACGAGCGATGTGCTCGTGCGAGATTCGGATACCAAGCGCGGGATTGCTTTGCGCCCACACACTCGGATCGACCGCCGCCTGACTCGTGACCGCATCCGGATGGTCGAAGTTCGGACTCCAACCGAAGTAGGCTAGCGCCGGGTCACCACCTTTGATCGCTCGTTCCCTCAGGCGAGCGAAGACCACGCCATGCTCCATGCTTTCCTGATCGACCGCAGAGCCCGTGTACCACACTTGCGGATTTGGACGTGCCGAGAGCGTCGGAAACAGCGCGGCGTGCATCGCTTCTGGAATGATCATCGCCTCATTGAGAATCAAGCAGTCGCAGGAGAACCCGCGCCCGCCACCCTTCGTGCGAGTCCTGAAACGGATGCGCTGACCGCCACGCATCTCGATCCCCTCCTCACCGTGCGAGCGCGAAACGCGCTTGACCCTACGACTCAAGTCTTCGGAGCCCTCGATAAGCCCCAAGAGTCTGTAAAACGCCTCCA